CGCGATCAAGATCGCCTGATCCTCGCCCGGGATCTCGATCGTCGCGACCTCGCCGGCCGCGTCCTCGGTCAGATCGACACACCAGGCATCGCGCGTCGACTTCACGGTCGCGGCGAGAAGCGCGCGCTTCCGGTCGACGAGGCTCGTCCGCCCGGCGATCTTGTGATCGCGCGGCAGTCGCGCCATTGCCTCTGCGGCTGTCGCGGCGCCTGCCGCCGCCGCCGCCTTGTCGACGGCCGGCTTCAGAACATCACCCGCGGCCGGCCCCTCGGCCTCGATCGCGCTCGCCATCGCCTCGACGGCCGCAGACAGCGCCGCCAGCGCCGCCGCGGTCGCGGCCTCCGCCGCCAGGATCGCCGCCTCGGTGTCGGCGATCTCGATATTCAGCTTCGCGATCTGCGCGTCGATCTTCACGACCCGCGCGTCGCGCTCCGCCTCGCCGAAGTCGATCTCGATCGAATACAGCCCATCGGTGCCGCCGCTGAGAATCGTCCCGCGGCCCATCACTCGCCCCCGACGTCCATGTATGCATCCCCCTCAAGCCCGTAGGCGTTGATGTAGCTCGCCGTCAGCAGCACCGAGCCGGTCGTCGCCTGGCATCCCGGCTTCAGGAACCAATCGAGCGCGCACCGCACGCGCGTGCCGCCGACACCGCTCGAGATCGTCCGAACTCCGCGCAGCGTCCGCACCGGTGGCTCGGCCCCCTCCGGCGCGACCGCCGCGTCGGGATAGCCGCTCAGCGTGCACGTGTACCGCTGCGGCCCCTGGTCGAACTGCCGGAACTCCACCAGCGAGCGCCCGACCTCATGCTCGACCCGCGTACCGTCGGGCAGCACCGCGCCGCGCGAGATCGCGAAGACCGCCGTCTCGCTCAGCGCGCCGATGGTGTCCGCCAGGCCCGCGACACCCGGGATCACGGCCTGCAGGTATCCCGACCCGTCAAGCTGCGCCGTGCCCTGCCAGCTCGAGATAGGCACGCGGGTCGTCGTCGCGCCGTCGATCAGGTCGCAGACGAAGAAAGTCGTCGCCCCGAGCCGCTCGAGGTGTTCCGCGAAGTCGTGATCCGCCAGTACCCGCGCGCCGCCCAGCGGCCCAGGCACCGACAGCCACGCGCCGACGCCGACGACACCCACCGACAGCGGCGCCCCGAGCGGGCCGGCGGCCGAGACGATCCCGCTCGGCCCCGACGGGAACAGCGAGCCCGAAACCGTCTCGGTCTTAATCCGCAGGCCGTCCATTGCCAGATCAAACACGCCCACCGGCCGGCCGTGTGCCGCGTAGGCCCCCGGCATTTCAAGCCAGATTTCATCGATGGGCACCGAGCTGACGCCGCCGCTCTTGGTGTGCTTTAGCACATCGTCGACGTAGAACCGCACTTCGCTCGATTCCAGCTCGACCCGGATCGCCACCAGCGCGCCAGGCGTGCTGCCGGTGAACGTGTGAATCGAGCTGAAGTCCCATTCGATCGTTCCGCCGCCCGCCAGCGTCACGCCGATTCCGAACTGTGTAAACCCGAAGTCGAGCCGGCCCGTCAGCGCCATCCCCGGGACGACGACCGCCTCGATCACCGTCACGCCGGTGGTGTGTTCAAGCCCCGGGGTGGTCAGCCTCGCGTATCTGGCCGCGCTGACCGCGGGCGGCGACAGGAACGTCCCCGATGCCGTCCGGCGAAACGATCCGGTCGCGCTCGCGTATGACTCGTTGAGTTCCGCCCAGGTCTGCCCGGCCAGCGTCAGCCCGACAACCGGCCCCGAGATCTGCCCGGTGAGGTCGTCATAAACGTCCGGCGCAGGGCTGGTGTCGCCCCCGCGGAAGTCCTCTGTAAGCTCCTGGCTCGCCATACCCGCCGGCCGGTCAGCCGATCGTCGCGCTCGCGATCGCCACCGGCACGCCCGAGACGATCGAGGTCGTGTTCAACACGAGATAGCCTGCGACGGCGCTCGCCCCGGTCTGCACCGGCAGCGCGAGGTGCACGTCCCCGTCGCCGTCGCAGATTTCCCCATAGGCCGCCGTGCCCGTCGCGTCGGCGCCCGCGTCAACCCCCGCGATGCTCAGCGTGAGCTGCCCGGTCGTCCCGTTCACCGTGCCGCAGGGATCGGACAGCGGAACCTGCGCGAGCAGTACGTCGGCCGCGCTGCGGATCCGCACGAAGCCCGCGCCGCTGCCCGAGTCGATCAAGTCCCGCAGCGCAGTGTGCGCAGCGATCAAGGCCGCGGCCGAGTAGGTGGCGCTTGATGGTGCCGGCATAGTTTCATCACTCCGTTGACGCCGCCAGCTCGGACACGAGCAGGACGAGGCGCGACTCGTCGGCGCCCGGCGAGTAGGTTTCAGGTGCGGCGATCCAGAGGCCGCCGCGCATCGAGACATACACCCAGCGGTGCAGCCGAACCAGGCGATCGACCACGGCCTCGGCCGCGGCGTCCGTCGGCGTCCATCGCAGCTCGATCGTGCGGTCGGCCTCCGAGAACCCGAAGTCGTTGAACGCCGCCCCGCCGTCCAGCGTCGCGACGCGGTTCACTCGCCGCACGAGATCGCCCGCGGTCACGTCGGGCAGGCAGTCGAGCAGGACGGCGCCGGACAGGTCGAACAGCTTCGCGGCCAGGTGCACCAGCATTCAGACCCCCACCAGCATGCGCAGGCCGTCGCGGTTCACCCGCGCCTGGATCGCCCGCAAGATTTCCCACATGAACGCCTCGAGGTGGGGCTTCAGGCCCGCGCCGTCGATCTTGATCAGCGCATCCCCGTTCTGCAGCGCCTTCGTGCGCGCCCGCATTTCGTCGACCGTGGCCTTTGTCAGCTCCTCCTGCAGCTTGAGTGCCCGCTCGCGCCGCTCGTTCTCGAGCCGGATCTGAGCCTCGACCGCGTACTGCGCCGAAAAGCCCGGCTGGTTGTAGGCCGCGAGCAGGTTCCCGAACAAGTCGCCCAGCAGGTCGCCGGTCGAGTTGATCGTGTTGTCGATCGACGAAAAGATCGCCTTGATCCGCTCCGTGTCCGCCTCGAGCTGCGCGACGTTGAGCTGTACCTTCGCCTCGATGAACTTGATCCGCTCGTTACTCGCGAGCTTCTCGAGTTCGAGCTTCATCTTCTGCGCCGCCTCGGCCGCCTTGTCGGCCTCCTTTGCCTGGCGCTCGAGCGCGTCGGCGTTCTCTTTGGCGATCGCCGTCCCGCCGGTCATGCCCTTGTAGGTGCCGTCCTGCTTCCGCTCGAGCAGCTCCATCGCGGCGGCCAGGGCATCGGCGCCGATCGCCCCCCGCTCGAACGCGCCCCTCATCGCCGCGCCCAGCTCGGCGAAGTCCTTCCCCGACTTCAGCTTGTCCAGCGCCGCCAGGAACCCGGCGAAGATCTGATCACCGTTCGCCGCCGGGTTCGATGCCAGGTCCGCAAACGCCTTCTTGACCGCCGCGATCGGATCGACAAACAGCTTCGGATCGACGCCGAGCGCCTTCAGCGCCTTGTCGACCTCGCCGGCGGCCTTCTGCAGATCCTTCGCCGAGCCCGCGCCCTTGTCCATGCCGTCGGCGATCTTTCGCCCGGCATCCTCGCCGGCTTCGCCTGCGCTGGATGCATCTTTTGCGACACCGAGCAGCGCCTCGGCCGCCCCTCGTGTCTTTTCCTTCGCGGCATCGAGGGACGCCGCCCACTTGTCGCTGAACCCCGAAAAGTCGCCCGAGCTGATCGCGTCTCGAACGATCCTGTATCGCTCCGCGATCAGCTCAAGGCTGGCGGAGAATGCCACGACATAGCCGGCCGCAAGCTGCACACCCTTGGCTAGAGCATCAAAGACGCCCGCCTTGCCGACTTCGAGATAAGCCTCGCTGATCGCGTTCTTGAACCGCGCTGAGGACTCGGCGAACCCGTCGAAGTCGACGCCGGCCAGTCCCTCGCGCAGCGTGTCCGAGAAGATCAGCAGCTCGCGCGATCCGATCTTGCCCGCGCTGATGAGTTCGTACAGCTCCGCGGTGCTGACGCCCATCGAGCTTGCGAACTGGACAAAGAAGCCCGGGATCCGCTCAGCGATCGACTTCAGATCGTCAAGCTCGAATTTGCCCTTCGAGACGCCCTGCCCGAGCTGCACCAGCGCGCCCGAGACGTCGGCCGAGGAGGCGCCGAGCCGGGCCATCGTGCCGACGAACCCCTCGAACACCAGGCGCGCGCCCTCGCCCTCGAGCGCGGTCCCCTTCGCCGAGGCGGCAAACTTTGCGTATGCGTCCGCCGTGTCCAGCAGCTCGACGCCGAAGCGGCCGGCGACCCCGCGCACGAAGTCGAACTCCTGCGCCGCAGCGGTGCTGCTGCCCGTCGCCGCTTCCATCGTCTTCTCGAACTTCTCGAGGGCGACGTTCGCGGCGATGAAGTCCTGCACGACCGCCGCGATCGCAAGCGCCTTGATCGCCCGGCCCAGCGATTCGGCCGAGACGCCGGCCCGGCCGAGGCCGTCCGCGCTGTCGTCGATCTGCTTCAGGCCGCCGGCCGCGCCGCGGGCCTCGGCGTCGATGCCCTTCAGGCTCGCCTCGACCTTGCCGAGCGCGGCCCCGGTCTTGTCCTCGCCCTCGAAGATGATCGCAACGGTCTTGCTGAGGTCGGCCATGCGTTGCGCTCGTCGTCAGGGTTTCAGGTCTTGCCGGATCCCTTGCGCTCGTAGTACGCGGCCCACAGGGCGACTTCTTCGTGCGTTAGGAACCCCTGCGGTATCAGGTCCGGTCGGTGCTGGTACAGGTAGCCGCCGCGCAGCTCGATCAACTGCATGCCGGCCATCAAGCCGGGATCGTCTGCGAGGCGGCGGCAGGCTTTACAAGGTCGGCGCCCTGTCCGGTCAGCTCCGTGATCGTGTTCGTCAGGCTCAGAAACTCGACCGGGAATTTCTCGGCCAGCTTCACCGCCTGCGGCAGCGTCAGCACCGGCGCGACGCATCCGGCGACGAGCAGCTCGAGGCGCTTCGCGATCTCGCCCGGCGTGTCCTTCGACAGCCCGAGCGCCTTGCGGATCGCCGCCGCCTGGTCGCCGCTCGTGGCAATCGCCTTGACGATCGACTCGATGCTCGACTGTCGGGCGCCCGCGTCCATCGCGCGATGCAGCTCGACGGCCGACAGGCCGCGAACCTCGAACTCGGCCGCCTCGCCCTCGCCGAAGAAAGCAGCGAGGGCGGGCACCGGCACCCGGGCCGAGCGCGCGACGAACTGCGCGCGCTCGAAGGCGTCGGCCGCGAACGGCATCAGGCCACCTCGACCGCGGCGGCGCTCGCCGAGATCGTGCACGCCGCCTGGATCTGATCGCCAGCCGGGAAGGTGCGCGCGATCCCGAGCTTCCCCTGCGTCAGCAGGTAGCTGCTGGCGTATCGGTCAGGGTAGAAGCGGAACCAAAGGGTGGCGTTCTTCAGCGCGACCAGGCCGTCGCTGATGCCGTTCTGCAGGTAGGCCGTGAAGCTCCCCTGCCCCAGCGTCGACGACGTGCTGCCCAGGGTCGTGCCGTAGATCTGCGTCGAGCTGACCGAGTGCGACGTCTCGGGCGGCACGAAGTCGGCGGCGAGCGACACCTCGCCGAAGATCGGCGTCGAGTAGCTCGCATACACCGCCTTGGCGACCGGCCCGGTATGGACCAGCGGCAGGGCGGCCAGAAACGTGACGCTGCCCGTCGAATAGTCGACGTTATAGAGCGGAAAGTCGGCCCGCTCGACGTGCAGCCCGACGACGGCATAGACCTGCGCGTCAGTGATCGGCGCCGCGGCGCTCGTGGTCACCCGCACCTGCCCGATCTCGATCGAGCCCACCGGGATCAGCGGCGGGCCGCCGGCCGCGGCGCGCGTCTCGCTGAACGCGGTCGTCGACCCGTCGGTGCCCGCGACGACAGCGATCGCGCCCGAGCTGTTCACCGTGATGCTGCACACCTTCGCGACGTTCGTCGCCGGTCGCGTGATCGTCGCCGTGTCCGCCGCCACCGAGGTGACGACGCCGGCCAGGTTGCAGGTGAGCGCCGCGACGTCGATCTCGTCGTCGGTCGCGCTCACCGTCAGCGCGCCGCCGGTGAGCAGGCCATTCGGCCGCACCACCGGCGCATATCCCGCACGGCCCGACCAGAGGGTCGCCGCCGAGTTGAACTTCAGGTGATCGCCGCTGTCGGTCAGCGCGGCCATTGCCACGGCCTGCTGCCCGGCCTCATATTCGAGCTTCGCACTTTCTGCGGTTGCCATGTTCGTGACTCCTATCGTGGGGGGTGCTGCGTGTCAGTCCTTCGGCTTCGCCGGGCGACGAGCGCGGGCGCGAGCGGCGGGCGCCTCGGCCTGTTCCTGCGCCGCCTCGAGGGCGGGCGCCGGCACCGGCTTGAAGTCGTGCGGCACATGCCGCGCCGGATCGAACGACGCGCGCGCGATCCAGTGCCAGCCGCGCGCGCCGTCGCGTTTCACCGCGACCCGATGCTCGTCGCCGGTCATGCCGTCAGCCCATCACGATCGCGATGCCGTCCGGCTTCCACGCCTTTTTGCCCCACACCGCGGCGACGTAGATCATGGCCTTGTTGAAGCCCTTGTAGACGCTGATCTCGAACACCAGGCCCGAGTGCGGATCCTGCACGAGCATTACGTCGACCGCGGCGTCGCCGCCGGCCGGCTTCGCCGGTGCGCGCATCGCCAGCTCCACCGCCGCCTGGTGCAGCAGCACGTTTGCCGTGTAGCTGTTCCCGATGGTGATCTCGTTCGCGTCGGCACCAGCGATCCGCAGGCCGGGCGAACCGATCTCGATCGTGCCCGAGGTCGCCACGAGGCCGGTGTTCACGACGTAGGCGTTCACCGAGTCGCCGGCGTGGGTGATGACGTCGCCGGCCTTGATGCCGGTCGTGTTCACCGTGCCGCCTTCCACGCTCAGCGTGGTCTGGCCGATCGCCTCGCCCGCGGCGATGAAGTCATAGCCGGTGCCCGCGCCCTTGGTGTGCGACACCACGCCGGCCGACTCGCGCAGCATCGCGCCGTGCAGATCCAGCAGCACGCCCTGGCGCAACAGCCGGCTGTCGCCAGCCTCGTTCACCTTCTGCAAGTTGGTCAGCTTGCGCAGCTTGGCGCCGGCGAGCGAGTCCATGACCAGCGACATGCGGCCATCCGTCACCGGCATGCCGTTGTCGAACAGGATCTTGCGCGCGTCGACGATCAGGTCGGTGTTCGAGGCGAAGGGGGTCGTCCCCGCGGTGCCCACAGCGCGCGAGGCGTTTTGGTATGCCTCGGTGGCGAGGTCGATCTCGATCTCGTTGCACAGCGCCCGCATCGCCTGCGCGATCTGATCGCCATAGACGGTTTCGTAGCCGGCGCCGCCGTTCACGAGGCGAATGTCCTCGCCGGTCCAGGGGATCGCCACGCCGCGCTGCTTGGTCATCGTCAGGGTCTTGTTGTCGACCGTCTGATCGGTGCCCTCGGGGATCGTCATCGCGGGCGACAGGTCGCCCACGGTCGCGGCCCGGGTGAAGAAGCTGCGCACGGTCTGGCCGACCGCAGCGCGCTCGACGCCGGTATTCACCGTCACCGACGGGATGAAGCCCACGGCCTCGCGGCCCACAATGTCGGCCGCGCGGTAGATGTCGGCGGCGAGGCTCGTCAGCACGTTGGCGCCGAAGACGCCGTGGCCGCGGTCGCTGCCGTCACCGAGCAGCAGCTTCGCCAGGTTTGCGGCGGCCCCGCAGACGACAGCCAGCGGATAGGCCGCGATCGTCAGCGCCGCAACAGCGAGGGCGGCGACGCGGATCTTCATGAAGTTCGAGTGCATGGTCGTTTCCTTCCGGGTTTGGGCGCTTGAATTGGCCCCGAGGTTTGGGTTCAGGCGTCGACCACTTGGCCGCCGCCCTTGACGTGCGCCATTCGGTCGGCTGCTGGCAGCCGCTCGAAGTCGCCGCGCGTCATCGTCTTGGCCCCGCCGCCGCCCGCGTTGGGACCCCTGAAGCCCGCACCTCCCGCGCCGGCTGGCTTGAGCAGCTCGGGCCGGCTTTTCGCCAGCCCCGCCACCCCATCAGCGACCGCGACGAGCTTCCCGTCGTCGGCCTTGAACATGATCTCGTCCCCTTCCCACACCAGGCGCGGCGCGACGAACGCCTCGACCACATCGCGCGCCACGAACTCGTGCCGCCCCAGCGCGTCGGCGATCACCGCCTTCTGCTGGGTGCCGCGCAGCTTGCCGTCGGCCGCTTCCTTCGCCGCCTTGAGCTCGTCGCGCTCGCGCTCGAGCCGCTTCAGCTTCGCATCGAACTGCTTCACCGCCTCGGCCTGCCCCTTCGCGTCCGGCAGCGCGTCGAGATCCTCGTCGCTGTCGACGCCGAGCTTCTCGAGCGCCTTCGCCTTGAACGCCTTCAGCGCGTCGTTTTCGCTCTGCAGCGCCTTGCGCTTGTTGATCGACTCGTTCCGCGCCGCGTCACGCTGCCCGGTCAGATCGTCGAGGTGGGTCTTCAGCTTCGTGAACGTCTCGTCCCCGAGCTTTTCCTTCAGTGCTTCAATGTCCATTGGCCTCTCGCCTTGGGGTGGGTGGGTCTGATTCCGGCCGCGACCCTAACGCGCGCGCGTTGCATGCCGCGCGACCTCCGCGTGCCATCCTGCCGCCCCCATGAGTGCCGCCGATCTTCCGCGCTTCCAGTTCATCGGCCACGCGCTGCGCGGCGATGGGCCATTCCGCCCCATCGTCAACGACTCCGCCGCCGATTCGCAGGCGTCGCTCGCCTCGACGACGGCCCTCGTCCGCTATCCGCGCGAGTCCGACGCGAAGTTCGCCCGGCGGAACCAGGTCGCCTTCTACTCGAGCCCGCTCGGCCAGGCGTGCAGCCGGTTTACCGGGTTCATCGCCAGCCGCGCGCCGGTGCGCGACGTCCCCCACCCGCTTTACAGCGCGATCGTCGACGACGCCGACGGCGAGGGAAACGCGCTCGACGCCTTCTGGCTTCGGTTCATGACCGAGGCGAAGGCCCGCGGGTCGATGCTGCTGCTCGTCGACATGCCGCAGATGGTCGACGGCACGCTCGCCGACCAGATCGCGCGCCGCGCCGCGCCGGTGTGGACAGCGATCGAGCCCGAGCTTCTGACCGGTTTCGAGATCGGCGACGACGGCCGGTTCGTGTGGGCCGAGTTCTCCGGCACCTACACACCGCAGGGCGCCGCCGAGCCGGTGCCGTGCGTCTGGCGCTTCGACGCCTCAAGCTGGCACGCCCGCAAGGCCGCGCAGGGCGGCGCCCTTCTTGCCGACGGCCCGCACCAGCTCGGCCAGTGCCCGCTGCTGATCTTCACCGAGGGCGGGCGCTTCCCGCACTTCGGCCCGTTCTCCGCGATCGCCGACCTCGCGCGCCGCCTGTTCAACCTCGACAGCGAACTCGACGAGATCCTTCGGGCGCAGACCTTCTCTCTGCTCACTATGCAGGTGCCCGAGAACAGCACCGGCGAGCAGAAGCTCGACGCGGCGAAGGTCGCCGGGACCACCATCGGCACGAACAACCTACTCGTGCACAGCGGCACGACGCCCGCGTTCATCGCGCCGCCCGACGGCCCGGCTCGGGTCTACCTCGACCGGATCGCCAAGATCGAGGAGCGGATCGACGCGATCGCGCTCAACGTCGGCCAGTCGGCCGCGCGCGAGTCCGGCATCGCCCTGCAAATGCGCTTCCAGACCCTGAACGCGGAACTCGCCCGGTTCTCCGCGCGGATGGAAGACCTCGAGCGCAACGCCTGGGATCTGTCGCGCCGCTGGCTCGCCATGCAAGCCGCCCCGGCCGTCTCCTGGCCGCGCGACTTCAACCTCCTAGACGTCGCCGCCGAGCTGCAGATCCTCGGCGACATGCGCAACAACGGCATGCCCGAGCCGGTGATCGCCGCGCAGATGCGCCGCATCGTCTCGCAGCAGTTCGTCGGCGTCGACGACGAAAGCCAGGCGCGCATCCAGAAGGCGATCGACGAGCTTCAGCAATCCACGGCCTGACGACGGCCACCACCCGAGG